CGCGCCCCATGAAGAGGGCGCCATCGGGAGCGAGAAGATCATGAACCCTACATCGTCGCGGTGCGTTGTACCGCCGACCACAGAGCCTTTGTCCCTTGACGAGGTGAAGGAGCACCTTCGCATCGAGACAAGCGCAGAAGATGCACTGCTGCAGGTCTACATTGAAGCGGTGCGCGAGATTTGTGAGCACAACACCTCAAGGGTTTTGATCACACAAACCTGGGAGACCGTCTTTGATCGGTTTCCTAGGCTTGCGCTTGAGTCCTCTGGGCTTGATGGGGAGGTGTTAATGCTTTCGCGCACCGCTTCGCGCACAAAGCGCCAGGGGCTTGGGTTGACGCTTCCCATCGGACCGATTCAGGCCGTTGAATCCATTCGCTATCGAGATCACAACGGTGAGTGGCAGACGCTCGCCCCTGATGCATATGTCCGTGATCACGTAACAGGGGTGGATCGTATCTACCCGGGCCCCGAGGGTTGGCCCGAGGTTGATGCAAGTGGTCAGGCAGTTTGTGTTCGCTATGTGGCAGGCTACGGGGGTCGGTGGGCAACGCCTGCGGCACTGCGTGTGTGGATGCTTCTTAGAATTGGTGCCATGTATGAAAACCGCGAGGAGTATTCATCAAAGGCCCTGTCGCGCCTTCCCATGATGGATCGGCTCTTAGACCCTTACCGACTAAGTATTTATTAGCAACAGAAGTTTATGATGCTTAATTGACCGAAGGCCAGCGTAACCTCGTTTTTCAATTGTGTGTCAAAAGTCGATGAGGACATTCATAGTGTTCTTGCATCAGAGTTTGATCTGGTCGCCTGATTGGAAAGGGCTGAACGGCTTCAGATAGTTTTGCATGACTAAGAACGCAGTCTCCTAGTAGCGAGCTTAATCACTGGCATATCCCTGAATGTCAAAAACTTCGCATGAAGTGATTTGAGACGAGTTGTAATTAGGTCACGGAAATGGGGCAATCTAAAGTCGAATACCAATGCGGCGGTAAACACGGTTTAATGTTATATTAATGATATCGATATAGCAATACCGATTGTTTTAACTGACACAAAACCTTTCGCAAGTTAATGATGAGTTAAGTTTAAATACGGCAGCTGAAAATTTCTGTTTATGCGGGCAGGCCATACCCAGAGTAAAGGCTATCAAAGACAGACTTGAAGAAGGTTTTCTTCGAATGGTTCATGGAACTGCACTGTATGTCCTCGCTTAGCGCCGGAAACCTCAAACACCGTGTATGTATCCAGCAGCCCGTCTTGACTAAGGATGCTCTGGGCGCACCTACTGAAACCTGGGCGGATTTCGCTAAGGTCTGGGCCGATATCAAGCCGCTTTCGGGTCGAGAGGCTCGTATTGCAGATCGTGTGGCATCGGAGCTGACGCATCAAATTACTATTCGATACCGACCCGATCTCAATGATCCACAGTCCGTTACACGGATGCGTGTGCTTTTTCGGGAGCGTGTTTTTTCGATTTATTCAGCACGAAACGACGATGAGGCCAATGTCGCCATTATCTTGCTCGCGAGCGAAGGACTAAGAGATGGCTAGGGCAGACATCGTAAGCATTGAGGGTCTGGCGCAACTCGATCGTGCGCTTCGCGAATTGCCTCAACGCATCGCTAACAGGGGACTGAGAGCCTCCGTCTATGCAGGTGCAAAGGTCATACGTGATGAGGCACGAAGCCGCGCACCAAAGGCGGCTCAGTCCCTTGGACCCAAGCAACCCCCGCCTGGAACACTCAAGCGCTCGGTGATGATGAAGCACATCCGTGAGCTCTCTGGGAGCGGTCGCCAGACCTTTTATGTCTTGGTTCGCCAAGGCAGGAAATACCGTAACCAGGGCAGACGCGGCAATCTTTCTCAAGACGCCTGGTACTGGCGGTTTGTTGAGTTCGGTACTCGAAAAATGCGTGCAAGACCCTTCCTTCGACCAGCTCTCGAGTTCCGAAGACGAGAGGCGGTCGACGCCATCAAGGAACGCTTGCTTCAGCTGATTGAGATCGAGGCAAACGCTTTCAATGGGCGCTGACGATGCAGAATATTTATGACGCAATCAAGCATTTGGCGGGTGGTCAGGTGTATGCGGTCATTGCCCCCCAGAACGCTCAATACCCTACGTTGGTCGTTACGCCCATTGACGAGGAGCGGGTCATGGCTCTGGACGGCCCCAGCCCGCTCAGGCGCTCCAGGGTTCAGGTGGACGCATATGCCCGCACGCTGCTCGCGTGCGAGCAATTACAGGAACAGGTTTTTTCTGCCTTATTGACTGATTTAAATTCTTTGGCCGATGTGCGTACGGGCCTGACCGAATTCGACCCGCAGGCCGGTGTTTATCGGATTTCTGTGGACTACAGCTACTACAGATAACGCGCTTTAGGGCGAATCAATTGCTTCTTCACAAGGAAGGCTCTCAATGCCAAGTACTGCCATCACTGCGCAGGGCATAACCATTGCCCGCTTTGGTATGACCACGTTTGAAACCATCCCTAACGTAGTCTCGTTTCAGGGGCCGGGTGGCCAGGCATCGGTCATTGATGTGACTAATCTCGCCTCGACCTCCAAGGAGAAGCGGGTTGGCCTTCGTGATGAGGGCCAACTGACCCTGAGCATTCACTATAACCCCGACGATACGGTTCACCAAGGTTTACGTACCGATCGGGCCAACCGCAACCGTCGTCAGTTTAAGATCACCTTCACTGATTCCACTCCAGCTGCCACCTGGACCTTTTACGGTTACGTGACACAGTTCAGCGTGCAGGGTGGCGTGGACGCCGTGGTTGAGGCCAGTGTCACGATTGAAATCGATGGCGACATCACGGAGGCATGAAGCGCATGAATATTCTTTCCAAAGACGCCATCCTGGCTGCTGACGACCTGCCGCGCGAAACCGTGCATGTTCCCGAATGGGGTGGCGATGTGTACGTGCGGACGATGTGCGGCACCGATCGCGATGCCTTTGAGACCAGTCTCATCGCCCGCGAGGGTGAGCGGGACGGTCGCATGGAAAACGTCCGAGCACGGCTCGTAGCACTCACCCTGTGTGATGAGAGCGGTGCACGCCTTTTTGAGGATGGCGAGATTGCTGCCCTGGGCCGCAAGAGCGCCCGTGCGCTCGATCGTGTCTTTGCGGTGGCCCAGCGGCTAAACGGCATCGGCACCGAGCAGGCGGCAGCCGCAAAAAAGGCCTAAAGGCCAATCCCACCCGACGGTTTGTCTTTCGCCTGGCGCTTGCGCTGGGGATGCCGGTGCGCGAGTTGCTCGCTCGTATCGGATCTGACGAACTCACCGAGTGGATGGCCTTCTACCAAATCGAGCCTTTTGGCGACATGCGTGCCGATCTCAGAAGCGGTGTGATTGCTTCAACCTTTGCCAACGCCAACAGGGTAAAACACGCCCGCGCGTTTTCGCCGGAAGACTTCATGCCCTTCGTGGAGAGGACCGAGCCCCAGGACGATGCCCGCCTGAATGTGGCCCGATTCAAGGCACTGTTTGCCCACAAAGTGAAACAGCATGGCTGACCTCGGCTCTCTCGTTGTCAAGCTCTCGGCCGAGACGTCTGAGTTTCGAGCGGATCTGGGGCGCACCGCGCGTCTTCTGGACCGCCATGCCAATGACATGAAGGCCTCGCTCCAGCAGGTCGCAACGGTGGCCAAGACCGCTTTCGCGGTAGCGGTCGGTGCGGCCTCGGTTGGCGCGTTGCGCGACTTCATTGACCGCACGATTGAGGCAACGGCAGCTTTGCAGCAGTTATCCGAGCAGACCGGAGCGAGCACCACGGCCTTGTCAGGGCTTGCCCCCGTTGCGACGATCTCTGGCACCGCCATGGAGACGATCGGCACCAATCTTTCAAAACTCTCCAAGGCACTTGCCGGCGTGGACGACGAAGGGGCGGACGCCAGCAAGGCCTTGCAGTTTCTCGGGATCACTGCCAAGGATTCTGGCGGCAATCTGCGCGATCCGGCAGAGGTGCTCAACGATGTTGCTTTGAAACTTGCCCAGTTCGAGGATGGTGCAGGCAAAACGGCTCTTGCCATGGACCTCTTTGGCAAGTCTGGTGCCTCGATGCTGCCCTTCTTGAAGGACCTTGCTGAAAACCAAAACCTCAACATCTGGCTCACAGCGCAGCAGATCGAGGAGGCCGACAAGGCGTCCAAGGCCATGGCCCGGATGCGGGCGGAGAGCAGCTTTGTCTCCCAGACCCTGGTGACAAGCGCCATTCCGGCGTTTTCGGTGCTGGCCGAGGAACTCAAGAAGATCCTGCTTGGGACTGATAACGTGGTTGCTGGCATCAGTCGGCTGCGCGACGATGGGACGCTTGCCAAATGGGCTGAGACTTCGGCCTATGCGGTTGCCGTGCTCGTAGATAGCCTCCGGGCCATCTTCCAGGGTATCAAGGCGATCGTCGGCAGCTTTCAGGCGGTTTGGGCCGACATTGAGCTGGCCGGCGGATTCATTGCCCGCGGCGGATTGCCAGGCCTTGTGCTGGAGAGCAACCGCAAGGCGCTGCGTGAGGCGCTCGATAAGCGCAACCAGATCGTCGAAGAGGCTAACCGCAACTACGTCGATCTCTGGAACATGCCGCTGCTTGCTGATGCGGTGACCCAGCGCTTTGGGGAGATGCGCCGCAATGCGCAGGCAGGGGTAAGCCCGCTGGGCGACAAGCCGCAGCGTCCCGCACTGCAGTACAACACGGCAAGCGACGCCAACCGCGCAGAGGCACTTGCCGGGATCGAGCGCGACGTCAAACGATTGCAGGATGCGCTCGATGTCGAGAGCGCGCTGCTCAAAGACCGTCAGCGGATCATTGATCTTTATGAGGGCCAGGGGTTTCTGACCTTTCAGGAGGGAAGTGCTGCCCGGATTGCAGCGCAGGGGGACTTCACCGAGCGGCTTCGCGCCAACATGGCCGAGGAAGAAGCCATCCTGAAAAGGGGTCTGGCCACCGTTGCCAAGACCACCCAGGAAAAAGCCAGACTCACAGCGCGACTCGAAGAGGTGATGTCCCGGCGCGCACGACTCGAGCGTGAAGTTCAGATGGCGGGTCTTGAGCGAAACATCCGGGAGCCCGGCGAAGCGTTCAAGACCACGCTCGTGGATATTGAGCAGCGATCCAAGGCGCTTCAGGCACTGGCTGACGATGAGGCGGCCATCATGCGAAGCCGCCAGCGTGTCATTGACCTTTACCAGGAGCAGGGCTACCTGCGGTTTCGGGAGGCCACCGATCTGCGGGCCAACGCGCAGCAGGACTACCTGGAGCGCTCGCGTACGTTCTTCGACCAGGAAGAGGCCTTACTGCGCACGGCGCTGGAGACGGTTGCCAAAACCGCTGACCAGCGCCGACAAATTGAGGAGCGGCTTGCCACCCTGGCTGCCAAGCGCCAACGCATGGAGCGAGAGGCCGCTCAGGTCACCCTGGAGCGCGCCATTCGCAGTCCCTTTGAAGCGTTGCGCGACATCCAGGAGCGAGCCTCGCGAGCCGAATCGGAATTCAAGACCCGCGAGGAGCAGGTCAGGCTGCTGCGCGAGTCGGGAGCGATCAGCGAACTCGAGTCTTTGCGGCGTCTGGCCACCGCCAGAGAGGAAAGTGCTCGGCAACTTGAGCAGTTGGCCTCCGAGGCGCGTGCGGTGGCTGACGCTGCGCCTGGTAACGAGCGCTTTGCCGAAGCCATGCGCCAGATCGCCGAAGCGGCGCGTACTGCGGCTGCCGGTGCCAAGGAACTGGGGCAGCGCGCCAAGGAGGTTGCTGAACCCTTCACGGCCGGATTTCAAAAGGGGCTGAAGAGCTTTATCGAAGATGCCGAAGCCATGGGCAAGCAGATCGAGTCGATCACGAGCCGGGCCTTCAACGGAATGACCGATGCGCTCACGCAGTTTGTGATGACCGGAAAGCTCGACTTCAAAAGTCTGGCCAACTCGATCATCTCCGACCTCATACGGATCCAGATTCAGCGGGCGATCACCATTCCGTTGGCCAACGCCATGATGGGCCTCTTTGGCTTTGCCAACGGCGGTGTCATGACCGGATCAGGCCCCATGGCGCTGCGCAGCTATGCCTCGGGTGGCATCGCCAACTCGCCACAGTTGGCCCTCTTTGGTGAAGGCAGCCGGCCAGAAGCCTATGTGCCTCTGCCTGACGGCCGATCCATTCCGGTCACGATGAGCGGTGGCGCCTCCGGAGGGGATGTCTTCAACATTTCGGTCAGCGTCTCCGATGCGGGCGCGTCAAGCCGCGGGGATGATCCGGGCGGACGCGATCTTGGCCGGGCGATTGCCAGCGCCGTGCGGCAAGAACTGCTCGCACAAAAGCGCGCCGGTGGCCTGCTCGATGGCCGGAGGGCAGTGTAAATGGCGACATTTACTTGGACCCCTTCGGTCGGAGCCAACCTGTCGATGCGGCCCACCGTACGCCGCGTGGCCTTTGGCGACGGCTATGAGCAGCGCTTGGCCTTTGGCATCAACACCCAGCCCCAGGCTTGGTCGCTGGAGTTTCGTGGGCGCACCAGCACCGAGGCTGCCGCAATCGATGCGTTCTTGCGTGCACGGGGTGCCGTGCAGGCATTTGACTGGACACCTCCTGGTGGCACTGCTGCCAAGTTTGTGTGCGAGGAGTGGAGCCGATCCGTGGATGAGCCCAACGTCGAATCGGTGCGGGCTACCTTCAAACAGGTATTCGATTTGTCATGACCGCAGCTGCGATTACCTCTGAAATCCAGAAGCTTGCGCCCAGCAGCGTGATCGAACTTTTTGTGCTGGATCTGGCCCTGTTTGGCCAGGGGCCGGTGCGCTTTCATGCCGGGACGAATGCCTTGCAGCAGCGGGTTGTATGGCAGGGCAACGCCTATGAGGCGTTTCCTATCGAGGTTGAAGGCTTCGAGTTCAATGGGAACGGCCAGGTACCTCGGCCGCGCCTGCGGGTAGCCAATGTCACAGGCGCCATCACGGCGCTGGTGCTCACCTACCAGGACCTGGTGGGTGCCAAGATCACGCGTAAGAGGACGCTTGCGAAGTATCTCGATGCGGTGAACTTTGAAGGCGGCGTCAATCCGACGGCTGACCCCTCGGCCGAATTTGCCGATGACGTGTACTACGTCGACCGCAAGTCCAGAGAAACGAGGGATGTGGTCGAGTTTGAGTTGGCCGCATCATTCGATCTGGAGGGGGTCACACTCCCTCGTCGGCAGATCGTTCAAAACGTCTGTCCCTGGCGCTACCGCGGGTCCGCGTGCGGTTACACCGGCACGGCCTACCTCGATGCCAATGACCAGGCGGTGGGCGCCAGCAGCCTGGATGTCTGCGGCAAGCGCCTGTCATCGTGCAAGGCCCGATTTGGGCAGAACGCTGAGTTACCTTTTGGTGGCTTTCCGGCAGCTGGGCTGATTCGTTGAATTTCGCTAATGCCACTACGCAACCACTTTGGGCGCTTGCCCCCCGCCCATGGATATTTTGGCTCACTCAGAAGGGCTCCGCTTACCGAGAAGTCTTACTGCACCAATTATTTGTGGCCGTATGTGCTGTCGTGGTCAGGAGCGACTGTGAGCAAGCGCATGTGCCGACCATCACGAGATGCGGTGGCCCTGCGTGATTGCGTGATACGAAGCGAATAGATTGCGTCGATTCCCTCGGGCGGACGAACGCTGACGATTTTTTCCCACTTGATTCCGTTATCCCGGTACAACTGGGCCCAGGTTAATTGGCGGATCTTGTTGAGCGTATCCAGTGCTGCGTGTCGTTCTATTTTTTGCAAACTGAACAAACTGGCCTGAAACGTTGGGTTGTTGAGGTCAAGCAAGACCTTGTCAGACGACTCACTCGATGCCATCGCTCAGCCGCTTCATGAGCATCTCCGTGTTGTTGTCGGTTGCCCGGTTGGCTGCCGCCCAGCTTAGCGCATCACGCAGGTCCGCCGCAGCACCTGGCGCATGCAGCCAGCGTTCGTTGTCAGGAATGACCGTAGCGGTACGGATCATCCAAACACCAGGTTCGCGCTCTTCGACCAGCACTTGACGACCCGCAAACTGCTTGCCCAGTGAAATTTGGCCGTTTGCCCCAATGACCTTGACCGTAGCATGTGAAGTGAGCACAGTCATAAATTAGTGCCTTACTAAATTAGTGCGGAACGAATTATGTCCGAAATCGGTTGGTTGTCAAAGTATGCCCCCGCTGCTCCGACAAAGGTATCAACCGATGATGTCACCTGGGAACCAAGCCCTGGCGCTCGATCACGCCCGGCAGGCCTACCCACGCGAGTCGTGCGGGCTGCTTGTGATCCGAAAAGGTCGGGAGGTGTACTGGCCGTGCCGAAACCTGGGCGTGGGAACCGATCAGTTCGTGATTCACCCCGAGGACTACGCCAAAGCCGATGAGCAGGGCCAGATCGTTGCCGTGGTGCACAGCCACCCGGGGCTCCCGCCAGAGCCCAGTCAGGCCGACCGGGTGGCGTGCGAGGCCAGTGGCTTGCCCTGGTACATCGTGAGTGTCCCAAGCGCCACCTGGGCAAGTGTCGAGCCCTCGGGCTACGTCGCCCCCTTGGTGGGCCGCGAATGGTCTCACGGCGTGCTCGACTGCTACGCCCTGGTGCGCGACTGGTTCCGAGCAGAGCGCGGGGTGGAGTTGCCCAACTTCGCGCGCTTTGACGACTGGTGGAATCGCGGGGAGAACCTCTACCTGGAGAACTTTGCCCAGGCTGGCTTCTTTCCGGTGGGTGCGGACGAACTAAAGGTTGGGGACTGCTTTCTGATGCAGGTGGCGTCGCCCGTTCCGAATCACGCAGCGGTCTATCTCGGAGACGGGCTGATCCTCCATCACTTGCAGGGGCGTCTTTCCAGCCGTGATGTCTACGGCGGCTACTGGCAAAAAGTCACAACACACATCCTCAGGCATGGTCACGATCATTCTTCTCGGTGAACTTGGGCGCCGCTTTGGCCGCAGGCATAGCCTGGCCATCTCATCGGCTGCCGAGGCCATTCGGGCGCTTGCGGCCAACTTCCCGGCCTTTGAGCGGGAATTGGTTGCCTCAGGCGAGCGTGGCGTGGGGTACCGCGTGCTGGCTGGTCGTGAGGCGTTGACGCTGGATCGTCTGCATGAGCCGACAGGACAGAGCCGCATCACGATTGCTCCGGTGGTCTCCGGTGCGGGTGGCAATGGCCTTGGTCAGATCTTGCTGGGCGCAGCCCTGCTGGCCGTGGCCTGGTGGAACCCGCTTGGCTGGGCGGCGTCGGGCGCGTTTTTGTCGCAGGCCACGCTCTATTCGGTGGGCACCGCAATGATTCTGGGTGGCGTGGCGCAGATGATTGCGCCCACCCCAAAAGCCACCGAGCCCTCGGAGCGCCCAGAAAATAGGCCCAGCTACAGCTTCAATGGTGCGGTCAACACCACCGCCCAGGGGCATCCCGTGCCGGTGGGTTACGGCCGATTGATAGTGGGCTCGGCGGTGATCAGCGCCGGCATTGACGTGGATGAGATCGCCGCATGAGCCAACTCATCATTGGTGCGGGCGGTGGCGGCAAAGGCGGTGGAGGAAGCGCCCGTGTGGCGCAAGAGGCCCCAGACAGCCTGCGGTCCAAAGCCTACGCGCGTGTCGTTGACCTCATCTCCGAGGGCGAGATCGAAGGGCTGGTCGACGGCCTGCAATCGGTCTACCTGGACGACACGCCCATTCAGAACCCTGATGGCTCGACCAACTTCTCTGGCGTCACCCTGGAGACCCGCAACGGCAGCCAGCAGCAAAGCTATGTCCCCGGGTTCTCGTCTGTTGAAAACGAGGTGGTCGTTGGCGTCGAGGTCAAGGCGAGCCAGCCGGTGGTGCGCTCCATCACTGATCCGGATGTGGATGCGGTGCGGATCAAGGTCAGCGTGCCGCAGTTGACCAACCAGGACACGACCAACGGCGATCTCAATGGCAGCACGGTGAACTTTGCGATCGATCGCCAAGTGAACGGCGGTGGGTTCGTCGAGATGATCAACGACACGATCTCCGGCAAGACCACGACCAAGTACCAGCGCAGCTACTACGTGCCGCTCACGGGCAGTGGCCCCTGGGATATCCGTGTGCGCCGGATCACGGCGGACTCGACCTCAAGTGCGATTCAGAACAAGACCTTCGTAGATTCATACACCGAGGTCATCGAGAGCAAGCTGCGCTACCCCAACAGTGCCTTGGTGGCGCTTCGGGTCGATGCATCCCAGTTCTCGAACATCCCGCGGCGCAGCTACGACATGAAGTTGCTGCGGGTACGTGTTCCTGTGAACTACGACCCAGCCACGCGCGCTTACAGCGGTGTGTGGAATGGCACTTTCAAGATCGCCTGGACCGATAACCCTGCCTGGTGCTTTTACGACCTGGTGACCAGTACCCGCTATGGCTTGGGTGGCTACATCCCCGAGGCCCAGGTCGATAAGTGGGCGCTCTATCGGGTAGCTCAATACTGCGACCAGTTGGTTCCCAACGGGCTGGGCAGCTTTGAGCCGCGCTTTACCTGCAACCTGTACTTGCAGACGCGGGAGCAGGCCTACAAGGTCGTGCAGGACATGGCCTCGATCTTTCGGGGCATGGTGTACTGGTCCGGTGGTGCGATCACGGTCACGCAGGATGCGCCTGCCGATCCGGTCTACCAATTTGCGCCCAGCAATGTCGTGGATGGCGAATTTGCCTACCAGGGGTCATCGGCCAAGGCGAGGCACACGGTGGCCTTGGTCACCTGGAACGACCCCGAAGACTTCTACCGCCAGAAGGTGGAGTACGTCGAGGACGCCGCCGGTATCGCCCGCTACGGCATCGTGCAAAGCGAAGTGGTGGCGCTGGGATGCACCTCAAGGGGGCAGGCGCACCGGGTCGGTAAGTGGCTCTTGTATTCCGAGCAGTCGGAATCCGAGATCGTTACCTTCCGCACGGGCCTGGAGGGTGCCGTGGTGCGCCCGGGGGACGTCATCAAAGTCGCCGACCCGGTTCGAGGAGGCATGCGTCTTGGGGGCCGGATCGCTGCGGCAACTGCCAGCACGGTCACCTTGGATCACGACCTGCCAGCGGATCTCCCATGGCGGCTATCGGTCATTTTGCCCACTGGGGCGGTTGAGGAACGCCTGGTGGGTCCGATTTCGGGCAGAGCCTTGACGGTGACGATCCCGTTCAGTGCGGTGCCGCAGGCTGGCGCCATTTGGGTGCTTTCATCGACCATCATCGAGCCGCAACTCTTTCGGGTGGTTGCGGTCGCCGAGCGGGATCCTGGGGTTCACGAAGTCACCGCACTCGCTTACAACCCGAGCAAGTTCGATGCGATTGAAAAGGGGCTGGCATTGCAGCCCCGCTCGATCACCGTCCTTTCGGATATGCCACCAGCACCGACAGGGCTCTCCATGCAAGAGAGCCTGTACCGGGTCAAAGACCAGGCGCAGGTGTTGGTTCAGGTGTCCTGGAGCGAGGTGCAGACCGCAGTCGCTTACCGGCTGTCCTACCGGGTGGCAGGCGGCAACTTCGTGAGCCTGCCGCTCACCAGCGCTAACTACGTCGAAATCCGGGATGCGCAAGAAGGCGCGTATGAATTCAGCCTGCGTGCGATCGGTATCACGCGCAAGGAGAGCGTTCCTGCGACCCTGAGCGCAACGGTTCTGGGTAAGACCCTGCCGCCGTCGGATGTCACGGGCTTCTTGGTGCAGCGCCGGGTCTCCGATCTGCTGATTTCCTGGGATGAACTCCAGGATGCAGACCTTTCAGGCTACGAGGTCCGCGTGGGTGCTGGCTGGGATAACGGGCAGTTGGTGGCCAAGACCGCGGGCACGCAGATGGTCCACGACCAAAGCGCGGCTGGCCTTTACCCGTATCACATTCGGGCCTACGACACCTCAGGCAATTACAGCGCCCACGTCACGACCTTCGTGCTGAGCCTGCAAGCGCCCACTACCGTGCGTCAGTTCGATGTGGTGCAGTCGGCCAACCGGCTGGAGTTTCGGTGGCAGCCCAATCCAGAGCCTGAAGTCGTAGGGTACGAGCTTCGTGAGGGTGCGGCTTGGGATGCCTCGCTCTTTGTGGCTGAGGTCAAGTCCACCAGTTACACGCTGCCCTCGGGGTTTGATGGAGAGCGCAAGTTTTGGATCAAGGCGATTGCCTCCCCAGGCATCTACAGCGACACGCCGACCTTTGTCTCAACCGTCGTTGCCCAGCCGCAGAACGCCAATTTGATCCTGGCGCGCGATGAGCAGGCGCTGGGATTTCCTGGTATCAAGCACTTCGCTTCTGTCGTCTCGGTCAACGGTCGCAATGTGCTGCGCATGAGCACCGGTGCCCAGGTGGCTGAGTACCTGTTTGAGGTGGATCTTGTCTCACCCATCCACGCGCAGAACACGCTGCTCAATAGCCTCGGGGCTTCGGTCGATGACCGCACCACTTGGCTGGAGGCGAATTTCCCTTGGAGCAGCGATGCGGCAAAGCGCCAGTGGGCTTATGACGGTGCGATTGCCAACGTGGATGCCCGGTTTCAGATCGCCAGGGAAGATGCACTGCAAGCCGGTGAGGTCTACGGCTGGCGTCTTAACGGTTCTACCGCAGGCCTTGACGGTGGATTTGGCAGTCCAGTCTCAAGCCAGGCCGCAGGCGTCGCCTATGCCGCCGGCCGGTATGGCGACGGTCTCATGGTCAGAGATACCACCCGCGTGGCTTGGTCGGTGAGCATCCCGTCGGTGTTTCACACTTCCTTTTGGTTCATACCGGCAGAGGTCACCACCTGCGTGATCTGGGCGGCCATTGGCCCCGCAGGATCGCTCCTCGTGGGCTATGACGCCACAACGGCAGCGTTTTTTCTGGAGGACCAACTGTCCAGGCGAGTGAGCGTGCCCTTCGGGATATCGAGCACAGATCGCGTGTGCATCGGCGTGTGCCAGACCGCCACCGAGCGACGGCTTTTTGTCGGTCGGATGGGCGGCGATGTGGAGTCAGCCAGTTCGGCGCTCGCGCCAATCGGAGCCTTTACCAGTTTGCGGCTGTACTAGACCGCAGCTTTTCAATCTATCCCCAACCGTGGCGCTGCCCTCGAAAGAGACAGCGCCATTTCTTTATCCATTTCCATTTCACGAGGACTTTCCATGATCGACGAATCCATGCAGCTTCACGGCGCAATGACCCTGATTCTTCGCCGCGCAAACGGTGAGGTTGAGACGGTCCACAAGGACAACATCATCGTCAACGTTGGCTTTGACTTCATCGCCGACGCCATTGGCAAAGCTGCAAGCCGACCCGGCGTGATGGGCTTCATCGCGCTGGGTACCGGCACGACTGCGGCGGCTGCCACTCAGTCGGCGCTGGTGACTGAAATTGACCGTAATGCCGCGACCTACGCGCACACGGCAGGCACCAAGACCTTCACTTTCAGCGCGGATTTCCTGGCAGGCGACAGCACCGGCGCTCTGACCGAAGCCGGGGTGTTCAACGCATCGACTGGGGGCATCATGCTCGACCGGGTGGTATTCCCGGTGGTCAACAAGGGTGCAGATGACAGCCTAACCGCGGTCTTCACCTTCACGATGAGCTGATCGAGATGCCCGATACGGTGACGGTCAGCGAGACCCAGGGAGCGAGGTACACCTGGGCAACCGCCGGCTTTGCATGGTCGAGCGCCAGCGCCGGAAAGAACTGGACCACGGCCTATCCTGCTGTCTACAACGTAGCAGTGGCTGTGACGCTGGCCTTCGTTGAGGCTACCGGTAGGCAGTGGACGAAGCGATCGAGTGAAACGCTGGCCCTTGCAGAAAAGCTGGCCAAGCAATTGATCCTGCGCGAATCAGAAGCAATTGGGTTTGGGGAAACCTACTCAGACCTGATCGCCTATGTACTTCGTTGGGTGGAAACGATGTCCTTTGGCAAGGCTCTCGGGAAAGCCAGTCGCAAGGAGGTGCAGGAGTCCTTCCAGGCATCCGACTATCTAACCCGAGTGCTTACAAAGACCACCGCGGAGAGCCTAGCCTGGGGTGATGTGATTCGCAAGGGAGGCGTCAAGCGCCTGGCCGAAAGTCTGCCGATTTCTGAGCTCCCGCAACGCGGGGTCACCAAGAATTCCTACGAAGCCTTTGGGCTGAGTGACGACTTGGATCGGCAGATGACCAAGCGCATCTCGGAGGCCGTCGCGTTTGCCGAAACCTACACCGATCTGATCGCCTTCATTTTGCGCATCAGCGAAAGTCTGGGTGTAAGCGACCTGGGCGCCAAGCAGGTACGCAAACCCTTCTCCGAGGCCTTTGGTACGACCGACAAGGCTGCAAGGCAGACGGTCAAGCGCGTCGCTGAGGCGATCACGATAGGCGAGGCACTGGGCCGCACGGTGGCCTACCGCCGAAATCTGGCTCAGGGCTTTGCGGTTTCTGATGCGCTGCGCAAAGCGGTGAGACTGACCGCGCAGGAGGCCTTGCTTCTTGCCGAGCAGTACCGCAGACATGCTAACGGCGTGATCAGCGACATGATCGTTGGCAGTACGGAGATCACCGAACAGGACTTCGTTGCCATCGTCGAGGCCGGTCACCCGCCCGGGTACACCGACTTCAGGGATTTCATTCAGGGCGACTACACCTACCGTCGCGCGCTATTCCGGGCCATCCTGAATTCGCGCAATTCCGACCGCGGCTACATCGACGGTCTACGCGTCACCGTGGATGTCCCCGACATCTTCGATCGCGGCACTGCACAGATCACCGATGCGGCCGCAGGCGCAGTGATCAATTTCACACGCAGCTTCCGCGTGCCACCCGAGGTGACCATGACCCACAAGGGCGGCACAGCTGTGGCGATCCCTCGGCTGCTCGGTGCAGTCACAACGACAGGCTTCACAGCCGTCCTCGAAAACAGTTCCGGCACCCGCGTGACCGGCTCCTTCACCTGGATTGCACAGGGGTACTAGATGCAAAACTTCACCGACATACCGTCGTCCAGAACGCTGTCCGATTCTCTGATCGAGATTCTGAACAACGACAAGACCGCCAGCTCGTGCAACAGCGGCACCACCTTCCCAACAACCAACCTTCAGATCGGGATGCTGTGCTACCGCACGGATCAGTTGAAGCTCTACCAGTTGATCGGGACCAACCCGGACAACTGGCGCTTCATCATGGATTTGGCGAGCGGCATCGATACCCAGTTCGCAGCCAAGCTCAATGCCGCGAGCTACACGGCAGCCGATGTTCTGGCGAAGCTGCTGACTGTGGATGGTGCGGGTACTGGGCTGGATGCCGACTTGCTTGATGGTCAACACGCGAGCGCTTTTGCGTCGAGCACACACAACCACAACGCCGCCTATCTCGGCATCACCGCCAAGGCCGCCGACGCCGACAAGCTCGATGGCTATGACTCCACCGCGTTTGTGAGGTCCGTCAATGGTGCCGGGCCTGACGCCGCTGGGAACGCGACGGTCAACATTGACCTGTCGAGCCGGGTCGCAAAGACCGGCGACACGATGACGGGCAATCTGACGATTCAGAACACCGCCCCGACCATCAACATGCAGGACACGGACAACGTGACCCGCTATCTGCATGTCAACAGCAACCTGATGGGATTCTTGAAGTCCGACGGCAACTGGGACATGTACATGAACAACAGCGGCTCGATGTGGACTGCCAATTATGGATGGCTACACGACTACTTCTTCTCATCCGTCTCAAATTGCGCGCCTACGCTGGTCAACTGCAACGGCAACGCTGGTAACTGTATTCCCGAGGTGCCGATCAATTGCTACGGAAGCGGGAACGTCGCAACAGTGCGCACTGAGTTGATTGATAACGGCAGTCAGCTCCAGCTTCGATCCGTTCGGTATAACTTCAACTGCAACTGCGATTGCAACTGCAATTGCTGTGGCGGCGCCTGAGGAGACCGGTCATGAAGCTCTATGCAGTCCGCCGCTACGACAATCCGCTTCGCCGGCAATGGTCGCGCTCGGGATCGATGCTGACCCAGGTTGTTGGCGCAGATGTCACCACCGAAGCCTCCAGTGAAGGTGAATCATCCCCAGACGCTACAAAGCGCACATCGACGATCGACCTCGAAATCTTCAGCGCACTCGCGGGGCAACCGAAACACGCTTATTCGGTCTGGGCAATGGGCACTGATGACGTCGATCCGGTAAACGTCTATGCGGCCACTTATATCGACAAAAGGCCACTCGCACGATTCTTGGGCGGTGCACTTTGGAGATCGGTCCTCCTGGTTGCCTCACCTACCGAATCGGCGCTGGGTATAACTGTCGCTGAGTCGGACGACGTTTCTGCACTCGGTGTGGACGAAGTGCTCAGTGCAGCCCAGTGGCGGGACCTCTCTCGCGAATTTTTTCCACGGATTTCGCTGGCCCGAGTGACGACGGCCAATGGCATTGAACTGACCGCTACCGTATCCCGTGGCGATCAGCCGTTCGACCTCACGGGCACTGAACTCTATTGGGAATGCACAGGTGGATGGCTTCGCTCCGCCCGCACGCCAGTCGCGGCCAACATTGCCACCAATACCGTGATCTCCCCGGTTAACGGGGCGAAGGTCAAGGTCGGGTTTCGCTTTTTCACCGGGGTGGCCGAATGCGCCCTGTAGGCCCGATGGAAATCGTCGATGAGGCGATCGACCCTGTGCTCACCGATGCCACCACCGCTTGGCTAGCCGGACAGACCTTGCTGTTTGGCTGGAAGGCGCGGCGCGACTCGAGTGGGACCTTTTGGCACCGCAACTACGTCCTGCCAGGAATCCATTCCCACCACTACGAAGACCGTGCGGTCGATCCTACGATGACTTTCGAGCGCTTTGTTGACGCTGACACCCCGCTTTCGCGCGTCGCTACCCGCATCAGCGAGCGATTTTTTGCCGGTCGTGGGCTCACACGGGTATGGGTCAATGCCCAGTCTTTTGGGGACGAGGCAGCGATCCATCGCGATTTCCCCGAAACCTATTCAGGGCAATCGCGAACCGTGGTCTGGTACCCGGTGCCGACGTGGGATCCCGAATGGGGCGGCGACTTCTGCTTGTTTGACGGTGCTCGAGAGATCGTACGAAGCGTTGTTGTACGCCCGAATCGCGCAGTCGTTTTCGACGGCACGGCGCTTCACGGCGCACGTCCTCTTTCCCGTTACTGCCCGGCACTGCGGGTTGCCATCAGTTTTGGTCTGGAGGTCGCCAATGATTGAGTATCTCTGGCCTACGCCGGTCCTGCGTGAGGTCGCTCCATTCGCTGACGACGAGATCCAGGCGCTCTCCGAGTTCGCCAAACGCGCACGCACCCTGTTTCACGAAGGTGGCTCAACCTGTTCTCTACCTGACGTCAACATGGCGCTCAGCCACCAATTCAATCTGCTCATGGAGCCGTACCGAGCGCTTGCGCCACAGCCGGTTTTCGGTCGGCTGCAGGACTACATCGATGAGATCTACCGACGGTATCTGCGCGAGGCACTTGAGGTGCGCAACGCCCAAGAGATCGAGTTCGTCGTGCGCATCTTGCCGGTTGTCCATCTTGAGCGAGGTCGTCGCACGCTTCCTCACTATCACCACACCTGCGACCACGTGCTCTGCGTGTATTTGGAGACTGGCTCGAACCGGAAACCTTTTTCAGAGCGCGAACGCTCTGTAGGAGACGGAGAACTGATCCTCTGCGATCCGCGGCCGATGGCGTCGTTTCCCTTCTGGGAGAAGACACGGTTCATCGACCCCTTTCCGGGGCTCGTGATCCTTCACCCGGCGCCGATCTGGCATGAGACGAACGCTTTCACATCCGAGGGCAGCCGCACGCTCCTCGCCATCACCTTACGCGTGACGTCTCACAACTACACCGATCTCTATCGTCCGTTGAAAGGGCAGCCATGAAATTCACTATCCATGCCCTTCGGCCGTCGACCGGAGAGCGTCGTGCGATCTTTTATGACAACCAGACCGGGGACCTAACCGACGCGGAAGGCCAGGCACTCGTTCCCGCGCACGGGGTCGCCGAACGGCCCGTAGCCGCGCGTACTTCTCGTGCCGAGCCCCTCGGCAAGATCACCCCGCGGGTGCTGAAAATCTCTCTCGGACTGTCCTGCAACTACTCTTGCGAATACTGCTCCCAGCGCTTTGTGCCTCGCGCCGATGAGACCAATCCTGGCGACGTAGAGGGGTTTCTTAGTGACCTTGATCGGTGGGTGACTGCTCAACCAGAGCGCGTTGAATTCTGGGGCGGTGAGCCGCTCGTCTACATCAAGACACTTCGACCGCTAGCAGATGCCTTGCGTGCCAAGTACCCGGACGCGTCCTTCGGGATTATCACCAACGGGTCTTTGCTTTCGCCGGAGATCAACGAGTGGCTCGACGAGCTCGGTTTCAACGTCGGCATCTCCCATGACGGCCCCGGGCAGCATGTGCGCGGCCCTGATCCCCTGGCCAATCCGGAGCACCGTGCGGCGATCCTGGATCTCTATCGGCACCTTGCTCCCAAGCGCCGAGTAAGCTTTAACGCCATGATGAACCGGCACAACGTCTCGCGCGCTGAGGTGGTCCGATTCTTTGTACAGCTGACGGGCGATCAGGATGTTCCGATCGGCGAGGGATCGGTCGTTGATGCCTACGACGAGGGTGGACTTGCCACTTCGCTCGGCCCGAACGACTTTCATCCCTTTCGCACCCGAGCCTTCCAGGAGATTAGAACCGGTCAGACTGCGAATTTCGCAGCGATAAAGGACAGGATCGCATCCTTCGTCAATTCGATCCGCACGCGTCGTCCCGCAAGTTCTCTTGGGCAAAAGTGCGGCATGGACCATCCGGATTCTGTTGCCGTCGATTTGCGCGGCAACGTACTGACCTGCCAGAACGTTAGTGCCAGGGCGAACGCCCCGAACGGCGAACCACATCGGATCGGGCACACCAGCGACCTAGGCGCTGTTGCCCTGAAAACCGCAACGCATTGGTCGAAGCGTGCGGAGTGCCCGAGGTGTCCGGTGCTGCAAATCTGCAAGGGATCGTGCATGTTCCTAGAAGGTCCTCTGTGGGAGGTGTCCTGCAACAACGCCTACTCGGACGCGCTGCCGATCTTTGCTGCAGGAATCGAGTTCCTGACTGGATGGGTGCCGATCTACATCGACGGTGCCCTGCCAGATGATCGCAAAGATATTTTCGGCTTTACAAAGGCCGGCACCAAGGCGCCAGCGCGAGCCGTCAAACCGTTCCCGATTCCTGTCGTCGCCGCCTAACCTTAACCACACTCATCCCGCCCGCCTGGTTTGCGCCAGCGCGGGCTTTTTTTCATTTTGGAGGCCACTATGACTGATTCCGAGAAAGCCGTACTCGTCGAGAACATGCTTCTCATGCGCAAGGAAGACTTCGACGAGATGCTCAACAACGCTGCCGAGCGCGGCGCCGAACGTTGCCTTGCCCATCTGGGACTTGAGAACGGTAGCGCCGCCAAGGACATCCGCGACCTGCGGGATCTGCTGGAGGCGTGGCGTGATGCGCGTCGTACGGCTTGGCGGACAGCCATTCGGGTGATTACGACTGGCGTGCTGGCGGTGCTGCTGGTCGGCACGGCCATCAAACTAAAGCTTATGGGAGGCCCGCAATGATCGAGACCTTGCTTGGTGGCTTCCTCGGTGGGGCCTTCCGTTTGGCACCCGAAATCCTCAAGTGGTTTGACCGTAAGGGAGAGCGTAGTCACGAACTGGCTATGCAAGACAAGGCGCTTGATTTTGAGAAGCTGCGCGGCGCCCAGCGCATGGAACAACTTGGTGCTGAATCCGATGCAGCGTGGAATGTGGGTGCAATCGAAGCGCTGAAGGCGTCCGTGACTGCGCAAGCGCAACGAAGCGGTGTGAAGTGGGTCGATGGGCTGTCTGCCAGTGTGCGACCTATTATTACGTACTGGTTTATGGCACTTTTTTGTGCAGCAAAAACGGCAGCCTTTTTTATCTACCTGACGCATGATCCCTGGGTGAGCGCGATCTCGCAGCTATGGACTGAGGCCGATCAGGCGCTTTGGGCGGGCGTTTTGAACTTCTGGTTTCTCGGGCGCGTCTTTGACCGAGTCAGGTCATGATGGTGGTGCCCGAGGCTGCCGTCGACTTAGCTAAGCGCTTCGAGGGCTTTCATCGTGTTCCAAGGTACGATCCGGGCCGCGCTCATCCCTACATCTGTCCCGCGGGTTACTGGACGATTGGCTATGGCAGGCTTTGTGATCCTGGTCACCCAGCGATCACCGAGGCTAAGGCGCAAGCCTACCTGACACAAGACTTGATCATCGCTATGAAAGCCACCCTTCGCTTCTGTCCGGTACTAGCCTCGGAGTCAGAGTCTCGGTTGGCAGCTATTATCGACTTTACCTTCAATCTCGGTGCTGGTCGGTTGCAGACATCAACGCTGCGGCGCCGGGTGAATCAGAGGGAATGGCCAGAAGCCGCCTCGGAATTGAGGCGCTGGGTGTATGGTGGTGGGAGGGTCCTGCCGGGTCTGGTTGCGCGGCGGGAGGTTGAGTGCAGGCTCATCTTGTGAGCCCGAACTCAGGTAAAGGCAACGGCGCTACGGCGCAGACAGGCTGGGCAAGTTCTCTTAAAAGCCTCATTATTCGATGGCAAAGCATCCAGACCATCTGTGGAGTCATGCGCATGAAAATCGTCTCGATTCGGGTTCACGTCCTGCAAAGCCCGCTCGCCCAGCCGTTTGCGTTTTCGCAGGGCTGG